ATTGCTGGGCCGGGTGGCTTTGCCCATCAGGGTGCCAAGTGTATTATCTTGTGTAACGAAGAGCCTACCCACCGTGTCGGTGCTAGGTATCTTACTGCTGCCGCTGGCATGTCAGCCCGTGAGGTACGGGACAATATGTCTAAGGCACAGGCTATGTATGAGCCAGTGATGAACAACATCAAGATCAAAGAGGCGGGTGGTCGTGACATGGCATGGGTTGAATCCGTATGCAAGTCATACAAGCCTGACATCCTTGTGCTTGACATGGGTGATAAGTTTGGTGTGCAGGGTTCCTTTGCACGACAGGACGAAGCACTCAAGGCATGTGCCATATACGCTAGGCAGATTGCCAAGACCTACGACTGCGCCGTGTTCTACATGTCACAGCTATCAGCAGAGGCAGAGGGACGCTCACAACTTAACCAGTCCATGATGGAAGGTAGCCGCACAGGTAAGGCAGCAGAGGCTGACCTGATGATCCTGATAGGCAAGTCACCTTCTGTTGAAGGGCAAGAGGAAGACAGCCCACTACGCCACATCAACATAGTCAAGAACAAGTTGAATGGCTGGCACGGTATGGTAAACTGTAACCTCGACTACTTGACAGCGAGGTATGAAGAATGAGGACAAAGCGATTCAGTAAGGCAGACTTTGAGCGTTATGATAATGCAGCACGACAGATGACACAGAAGCATCTTGAACTTACAGGACACACTGTGGTGCCACACCCTGACAGGTACGCACAAGACCTTATAGCTACGAAGGATGACACATCTATCCTCGTGGAGTGTGAGGTTAAGGTAGTGTGGAGTGGCAGCACGTTTCCCTATGAGACAGTGCAGTTACCGCAACGCAAACAGAAGTTCTTTGCCCAACCCACACTGTTCTACATATGGAACAAGCAGCTTAATTGTGCTGTTACCTTCTTGTCTGAAGACATAAAGGACTTGACACCTGTCGAGGTTCCTAATAAATATGTACACAAGGGCGAGTACTTCTTCCAGATTCCTCTGGAACTAACCAACAAAGTAAAGGTAAGGATTAAAGATGAAGCTAACACTTGATGTAGAGAACACTGTCACCAAGCGTGATGGCAAGACACACATGGACCCGTTTGAGCCAGATAATTCCCTGACTATGGTTGGCATGTTGGATGACAGAGGAGTGCAGTGTATCGTCACATTTGACCACAACGACGTGCCAGCAGATGACTTTGGGCATACTGTTGTACAGGAGTGGCTGGATAGGGCCAATGTACTTATCATGCACAACGCATCGCATGACTTGCTTTGGCTATGGGAGTCTGGCTTCAAGTATGATGGCCCTGTGTTCGACACGATGCTGGCAGAGTATGTATTGCAGCGTGGTATCAAAGAGCCGCTGTCTCTTGAGGCTTGTGCGGATCGCTATGCACTGGACACTAAGAAGCAGGACACTTTGAAGGAGTACTTCTCTAAAGGTTACAACACACGTGAGATACCGTGGGACACACTGGTATCCTACCTGTCGTCTGATCTAGGTGCTACGCAGCAGTTGTCTGATCGTCTGATGCTTAGACTAAATAGTAAGGAAGACAGCGGTCTACTAAGCACTGTTGATCTAACAAATCAAGTTGCTGTTTGCCTGTCACGTATATACCAACGTGGTTTTGCAGTGGACATAACTGCACTTGAGGATGTTAGGAAACAGTTTGAGCAGGAGCGTGACGATCTGCAGCGTGACCTACAGCAGCATGTACGTACACTGATGGGTGATACACCTATCAACCTTAACAGCCCAGAGCAATTGTCTTGGGTTGTGTATAGTCGCAAGGTTGTAGACAAGCCATCATGGGGCAATGCTGTTGACCCATACATGAGTAGTGCAGAGTTTGATCGTATGATATCTGCCGGTACAGAGAGAATGTACAAGACGCAAGCAACACAGTGCCATGCCTGTAATGGTACTGGACATGTAAGAAAGGTTAGGAAAGATGGAACACTTTATGCAAAACCCAATCGCTGCACGGTATGCAACGCTAATGGCTATAGGCTTAATAGTACTGGTACTGTTGCGGGTCTTAGATTCAAAGCCCCGTCTGCTAAGTGGGCTAGTGCAAATGGTTTCAGCACTAGCAAGCAGAACCTTGAGACGCTAGAGAAATCAGCCCGTGTCAAGGGAATGACAGATGCAGTAGACTTCCTGTCAAAAGTTCGACGCTTGTCTGCTGTAGATACATACCTGTCATCATTTGTTGATGGAATACGTATGTACACCAAGCAAGATGGTAAGCTGCATGTACGCTTGACACAGCACATGACATCCACTGGTAGGTTCAGTGGTCGTGATCCTAACATGCAGAACATGCCACGTGGTGGCACCTTCCCTGTCAAGAAGGTATTCGTATCTCGTTTCAACGATGGCAAGATTATGGAAGCAGACTTTGCACAGCTTGAGTTCAGGGCTGCTGCATATCTATCACAGGACGGAGTTGCAATTGATGAAGTATCTACTGGGTTTGATGTACACTCATATACCGCTAAAGTTATTACCGCTGCTGGTCAGCCTACGGATAGGCAGACTGCAAAGGCTCACACGTTTGCACCGCTTTATGGCGCAACAGGCTTTGGGAGAACGCCAGCGGAAGCAGAGTACTACACACACTTCACGAAGAAGTACAAGGGCATCGAACTATGGCATGCCAAACTGGCTAAAGAGGCTATAGCTACAGGCAAGATCACTACGCCATCTGGTCGTGAGTTTGCCTTTCCCGATGTTACACGCAATCATCGTGGTCGTGTAAGTAACTTTACACAGATCAAGAACTATCCCGTGCAGTCCTTTGCAACAGCAGACATTGTTCCTATTGCACTGCTGCACATTGATAAACTACTTGACGGCATGCAGTCATGTGTGGTAAACACAGTACATGATTCAATCGTCATTGACATACATCCAGACGAAGAAAGGAGAGTCATCGACATAATACATCAGACTAACAAAGACTTGCCTGACTTGATTACCCTACGTTGGGGGTTGGTATTCAATGTTCCACTAGAACTAGAGGCAAAAATTGGCCCCAACTGGCTTGACACACATGATGTGTCGTGATATAACTATGGATTCAAACTCGAAAGAAGGAGTATAAAACACATGGAACTGACAACAATAGACACTAACAATTACGCCGCAATGGCAAAGGCAATGGGCATTGCTAACGAAACATCTAGTGAGCGCAAGCAAGCTAGCACTCTTGCCCGACTACGCATTAATCACTCACCTGTAATGGGTGAGGCAGAAGTAAAAGGTAAGACCGTTAACATGGAAGTAATTAGCGGCGGTACATACAGGCTTGAGGTGCCTGATGGGCCTACTTACTATGCGGAATCTGTAAAGATTCGTCCGTACCTGCAACGCTTTATGTACAAGCGGTTTGTACGTGGCATGGGTGATACACCTAATCGCTACGTTAAGACTGTCATGGCTGACAATCTCAACATCGACTTGAAGGATAACGATGGTGGGTTCAACTGTGGTAAGCCTGCTGGTTACATTCAAGACTTCAAGGCTTTACCAGAGAAGACACAAGACTTGATCCGGCAGATCAAGCGTGTTCGTGTAGTGCTTGGCACTGTGCAACTTGTGAATGCCACAGATGCTAATGGTAACGCAGTGGATGTAGAGGAGACACCATTCATCTGGGAAGTAGAGAACCGTGATGCGTTCAAGAACGTAGGCGGTGCCTTTACTCAACTCGCTAAGATGAAGCGACTGCCTGTACAGCATCTGATTACTGCCAACACAGAGGAGCGCAAGATTCCTACTGGTGCAGTATTCTATCTGCCTGTCGTGTCACTTGATGTAACCAAGACCCTTGAACTTACTAACAAGGAACAGGATATGTTTGGTGACTTCATGCAGTGGGTACAGAACTACAACGAGTATATCATCAATGCGTATGCAGAGAAGGCAACGCATCGTAATGACGACGATGATGAGTTCATTGTAGATGGCCTCGTGGACATCGAAGTAGAAGAGGTAGCATAATGAACCACCCTGCTGAACTGGCTGTGCATCAGTACATGGAGAACGCTGTTAAGGGTAAGTCCTCAATGTCAGAGGATACCATTAAACAAGTGGGTCAAGATGTAATGAATGCACTTGAACGCCAGTTTGGTGGGGGTAACAAGCGAGATAAGTTTGGTCTGCGTATGTCTAATGTAGGCAGGCCAACTTGTCAGCTTTGGTTTGAGAAGAATGAACCGGAGAAAGCGTTACCCTTTCCAACAACATTCGTAATGAACATGATGCTTGGAGATATCGTAGAAGCAGTCTTCAAGGGTCTTCTCAAAGAAGCAGGAGTAAAGTATGAAGATGATGAAAAGGTTACTCTGCAACTTGATGACGATACATCCATCACTGGCACCTATGATATTGTTATTGATGGTGCTGTTGATGATGTTAAGTCAGCGTCTAACTGGTCATACACTAACAAGTTTGATTCCTTCGACTCTCTTAGACAGGGTGATGCTTTCGGGTATATAGCCCAGCTTGCTGGATATGCGAAGGCAGCAGGTAAACGTGCTGGTGGCTGGTGGGTAGTGAACAAAGCTAATGGCGAGTTCAAGTATGTACCTGCTACTGGTATGGACGTTGATGAAGAAGTAAGTAAGATTAGAGACACAGCCTACACTATGGAAGAGAACAGGTTTGAGCGTTGCTTTGACCCTGTGCCTGAAACATTCCGTGGCAAGCCTACAGGTAATACAATACTAGGCACTGAGTGTGGCTTTTGTCGTTACAGATTTACGTGCTGGCCGGGGCTAAAGGAATTGCCTGCTGTTGCATCACAGGCCAAGCAGCCTAAGACTGTGGCCTATGTAAGTTTGGCAGAGCAATATGCCTAGCTACGTAGCATTCAGAGCAGCACGTAAGTATGGATATAGGAGTGGCTTAGAGCATAAGCTATCTGTTTATCTGGATGAACTCAAGGTTAAGTATGACTACGAGAACATCAAGATTGAATGGGAAGACTTAGCCTACCGCACCTATACTCCTGACTTTATCTTAAACAACGGCATCATTATTGAGACAAAGGGTATGTTTACAGCGGCAGATAGACGCAAGCATCTTGCAATCAAGAAGCAGCATCCTAAGTTAGACATTCGTTTTGTGTTTGAGAATAGCAGACGCAAGCTACGTAAGGGTGCCAAGTCTACCTATGCCGAATGGTGTATTAAGTATGGGTTCAGATACTATGATCGTATCATACCAGAGGACTGGCTTAAAGAGAAAGGAAAGAACAAGCACCCCAAGTTCATCAAGTTTAGTGGAACCAAAGTGAAAAGGAGATAGACATGACAGACCGTATGACAATAGATGATGAAGACTTTATAATACGTATACGTCCCAGCATAGAAGAGGGTGGAGAATGGACAGGCGAGATTGATATATCAATTATCTCGCAACCAGATAATCCTCTCAATGATGAGGGCTATGGACAGGTCATGCATTTCTGTAAGATGATGTGTGCTACTGTGCCTATCATGGAAACTGATGAGCAGCTTAGAGATACAGTTCATAGTTACGTGCTAGAGGTTGTTGACAACGAGCCTGAAGATATGGTAGAACAAGACAATCAAGACATCACCATTACTCACGAGGATGGTAACATAGTTAGACTTAACTTCAACAGTAAGACAGGGGGTTCAGCATGAGGCACGAAGAATATATGAAGCAAGCATCTAAACAGTCAGACGTACTACAGGATATCATAGGCACAGCAGATCGTATCTGTGATAAGATGGATATGGTCAATAGTCCTTCACACTACAATCAGTCTGGCATTGAGTGCATCACTGCTATTCAGGCAGCACTAGGCCCAAACTTCAAGTACTACCTACAGGGTAATATTATGAAGTACCTGTGGCGTTTCGATTACAAAGGTAAGCCCTTAGAGGACTTGGATAAAGCACAGTGGTATCTCACTGCTCTAAGGGAAGATGTGGCGGCGAGTGATGAAAGTTAAAGTATTTCTTACTCTGGACATTGATCCAGAAGAATACCCAATACCTGCTGATGAAGATGTTGGCACAGAGATTGAAGACGGAATACGTGAGTACTTCTATGATGTAGATGGTGCTGATATTAAACACATTAAAACACTAACGGAGTGAGAGATGAACAACTACCTGCCTACAGACTATCAGAACTTCATTGCTCTTTCACGGTATGCCCGATGGAAAGAAGATGAACAGCGTCGTGAGACATGGGGTGAAACAGTAGAACGATACTTTGATTATATGACAAAGCACCTCAAGAGCAAGCACAAGTATACCCTGTCAGATGAACTGCGTGGTGAACTTGAACAGGCTGTATTGAATCAGGATGTCATGCCTAGTATGAGAGCATTGATGACTGCTGGCCCTGCACTGGACAGATGCCACGTAGGTGGGTACAACTGTTCATATGTGCCTGTAGACCATCCCCGTGCATTCGATGAGACAATGTACATACTCATGTGTGGCACAGGCGTAGGCTTCTCTGTAGAGCGTGAGAACGTAGACAAGCTGCCTATGGTCAATGAAGACATGCAGGAAACAGATACAGTAATCAAGGTTGGCGACAGCCGCCCCGGCTGGGCAACATCCCTGCGTGAACTGATCTCTTTGTTGTATGCTGGCAAGATTCCTAAGTGGGATGTGTCAGATGTACGCCCTGCTGGTGCAAGGCTGAAGACATTCGGTGGTCGGGCTAGTGGCCCTGCACCGCTGGAAGAACTGTTTCAGTTTATCATTGACAAGTTTAAAGCAGCTACGGGCCGTAGGTTGTGGCCTGTAGAGTGTCACGATATCATGTGTAAGATTGGTGAGGTTGTAGTCGTAGGCGGTGTACGTCGTAGCGCACTCATCAGCCTGTCCAATCTTGGTGATGACCAGATGGCACATGCTAAGTCAGGTCAGTGGTGGGAGAATGAAGGACAACGTGCGCTGGCTAATAACAGCGTAGCCTACAAGGGCAAGCCAGAGATGGGTACATTCATGCGTGAGTGGGTATCCCTGTACGAAAGCAAGTCCGGTGAGCGTGGTATCTTCAACCGTCAGTCTGCAAGGGTGCAGGCAGCTAAGAATGGTCGTCGTGAGGCAGACCATGAGTTTGGTTGCAATCCCTGTAGCGAGATTATCCTGCGCCCCTATCAGTTCTGTAACTTGTCAGAGGTAGTTGTACGTGCATCAGACACACAGCAGACACTGACAGAGAAGGTTCGCCTTGCTACAATCTTGGGTACGTTTCAGTCCACACTGACTGACTTTAAATATCTACGCAGAGTATGGAGAAAGAACACAGAGGAAGAACGCTTGCTTGGTGTATCTCTGACAGGCATCATGGACAATGACATGATGGCAGGTAAATCAGCACACCTTGGCAAGAACATTGGTGCCACGTTGAATGCACTCAAGGAGCAAGCAATCGAAACCAATGCAGTCATGGCTAAACAGCTTGATGTTCCGCAATCTGCAGCCATTACCTGTGTAAAGCCTAGCGGCACGGTATCACAGCTTGTAGACAGTGCATCTGGCATTCATGCAAGGCACAACCCATACTACATTCGTACTGTACGGGGTGATAACAAAGACCCTATCACGCAGTTCCTTATGTCAGAGGGTATACCTGCAGAGCCAGATGTAATGAAGCCTGAAAGCACAACGGTGTTTAGCTTCCCAATGAAGTCACCTGCCAGTGCAGTATGCCGCACAGACATGGGTGCAATTGAGCAGCTTGAGTTGTGGCTACAGTATCAGCGTTACTGGTGTGAGCATAAGCCTAGTGTCACTATCACTGTAAAGGAACACGAGTGGATGCAGGTAGGCTCGTGGGTGTATGACCACTTTGATGAAGTTTCAGGCATCAGCTTCCTGCCATTCAGTGAGCATACATACAAGCAAGCACCATATCAGGATATCAATGCAGATACCTACAAAGAACTCTTGACACAGATGCCTAAGAGTGTTAATTGGAATATGTTACAACAGTTTGAGAAGGAAGACACAACGTCAGGCGGACGTGAGTTGGCCTGTACAGCAGATGCCTGTGAAGTAGTGGACTTGAATGCAGCATGATTGAGGGAGTAGATATGCCTACATGGTGGCAGTGGTGGCTCATAGTAGCTATCACTGTCAATACTATCATCAACATGATTGTATTCTTCAAGCACAGGTTTAAACAGAAAGGAGTTGACAGATGAGAGATGCTATGATACAAGCACTCAAGCTACATGCAAAAGCAAATAGCCAGTTGCACTGCATGAACATTGAAGTGTACCTTAAAAACCCAGCAGGTATAGGAGAGCATTCAGATATTATGGAAGCTATACAGGCTGAGTTAGATAAGATGGCTATGCACGAAGACAGACTAGATATGCTAGATAATTACTTCAGTGAGTAAGAAGAAAGAGAAGTTAGCATGGAAACGAGAGGAAGGGTGGGTGCAGTTTAACCCACCCCCTAAACACCCGCAGTATGAAGAGTGGATTAAACGAAAGGAGAAAGAAGATGGAAAAACAGACGGTGACAATTGATGGTGAAGAGTACGTGCTTGACGATATGTCTGACTTGCAGAAGTATATGCTTGAGCAGATGATGGACTTGAAGACACGCATACATACAGCACGTATGCAGTTGGATCAGTTTAAAGTTGCTAACGCAGAGTTTACTAAAGTACTATCTGATTCTATCAAATTGGATAAGCAAGGAGATATGAATGAAAAGGCAGATGAAAAACAATAGTCTTGCTCTAAACTTTCAGCAAGGCTTTGAAGCATTTAGTCGCATTGAACGAAGAGGTAATCCCACGTTTGGTAAACGCTACCATCAAGTAGCTAACCCCTTGAAGCCAGACACTACGCCCCATCGTGAGTGGCAGCGTGGATGGAATGCTGCTTACTTTGAGCAGTTGGAGAGGGCCAATGAACTTAGAACTAGAAGCTAAACAATGGATGAAGGAGAAACGTGTGAGCAATATTAGTGCATCACTGTACCAAGCAAAGGCATGTGAGACTGCCATCTTTCCTAGAAACAAGGCTATGGAGTATCTTACTCTTGGCCTCACAGGTGAGTCAGGAGAGATTGCTAATAAGGTAAAGAAGTTAATTCGTGATGGCGCAGCCAAAGACGAATACTTGGACAAGCGTATCCAGATAGGATACGAGATTGGTGATGTGTTGTGGTACTGCGCTTTACTAGCACAAGAAATGGAGATGGACCTTGGTCACATCATGGAAAACAACCTGCAGAAACTGGCTGACCGCAAGAAGCGTGGTACGCTATCTGGCAGCGGTGACAATAGGTAGATTACTGTTTGGCAAGTGCATTAGCAAGACGGATAGCCTGTCGTAAATGATTCACCTCTGGCTGTAACTCTTGCATCTGGGCAACAGATCGCCCACCATAATCTGGATGCTGCCTGTAGTATTCATCTACAAGTTTACGCTTCAGCTTTGACAGCCTTGTATATTGGGCTTTGTCAAATGGAGTAAATGACTTGTCAGATGTACGGGCAGCATTCTCTGCTTCTACTACAGCAAGCTGCTTGGCCCGTGACCTAAACTGATTAATACGATTATTAATAGCAGCCTTTTGTTTCAACAATGACTTGCTTTTATAAGATTCAGAATTTACAAGATCGTTAATCTCACGTTCAAACTCTCTACCCATATACTTCTTTACAAGAGCATCTGCACCTTTATCACCAGACCCCGGCACGATGGTGTAATCTTTGATGCCAAGACGCACCAGTTCTTTTTCTGCGGCACTGCGTGGTGCTATCTTACGAGGTGTGCCTAATAACTGTGAAGTAAGAGAACTCTGCCTAAACAGAGGGGCATCCCTTGTAGCACTCTGAAACTCCGGCAGGTCTTTAGCTGTGGCCGGTAGTTCTTTAGCTATCGTTGTCTTTATACCACTAACAAATCTCTCACCAAATCCTATACCCTCTGTCTGACGTGCGTCACGTATCATTGCTGCTTCAGTGTCATATGCAGCCTGTACGTCACGTACTACACGAAGCGGAGTAACACCCGCACCAAACAACTCACCTACATACTGACCCATGACTTCACCCAATTTTTCTGATTTAGCAAAGTCTGTTTCACCAGCAAGTAAATCTTGCATCTGGTCAACTACAAATGAACTTGTTCCCGTCCTGAACTGCGCACCTGTAATACCCTCAAAGGTATCTACTAGATTTATATCAGCAGTAATCTCTGGCTGATCTATAGTACCAAAGCTGGCTTCTTCTACACCGCCAGCCTTGACAATCAAATCAGCTATAGCAAGGTACGGTGTGATAGGGAAGTATGGCCGTAGGTCGCCTGTCCTACCATCATCTGTTTTATACTCATACCAGTTTGTATCTTGATTTTCTGCTCTGTGTTTGATAGCTGCATACAAAGCTGCTGTTCCGACTACGCCTGTAGATACTTCCTTACGTGCCTGATTAGCTATCTGCTGCGCTTGTAGGGCTTTCTTATCTGCCTCTTTAGCAAGAGCCTTTGCTTCTTTTCTTTTGGCTGCAGACAAGTTCATATTGCCAGCCTTCTTGGCCTGCTCTGCAGCCTCATCTGCCTGTTCGCCAGCTTTACGTGCCGCATCAGAGGCTTTACGCAGGGCGTTCCTTGTAAATGTACCCTTAGTAAGACCAGTAACTATGCTACCGGGGCTGTATTGAAACTGAAACTGCATGGCATTTACCATGAACTTGGCAAACGGAAATGCTGCAGTACCAATAGGTGCCGGTATTGGGCCTAACTTTTCGTTAAACTTTAAGAATGAGTGGGCCAGTGAGTCACCAGCTTTGCCGCCTGTCTCTTTAGGTATACGTGCAAAGGTAAATGCCAAAGACTCATCAACTGCATTCTCCAACATCTTAGGTGGCAATACTTTACCTGACGCTACAAACTCTTCAATGCTTTTAAACTGTCCCCGTCCGGGGTTGTCTACTACAACACCTGCCCTACGAAGCTGCTTATCTATAGCATCGACAAACACACCCCGCCGGAAGAACAGGTCTTGTGCTACGTTAAGTCCGTTAAGAAAGCGGGTAGCTTTAGTAAGTTCTTTATCAGGAGCAAGTTCATTCAAAGACCTGTTCATGTTAGCTAACAAGCTAGGGTTATGCTTAAGCAGTGCATCACTGATTTCTGCTGTCTCTA